AAGGTGATCGTAGAGAACGCGGCAGATCCAATGCCTACCGTTTCTGCTAACGTTATTCCTGGCACTGGTAGTGAGCCTTCTCAGGTCTCTGACGCACAGACAGGTTCTGGCGGCAAAGATCCTATGCCAACCGTACAACCTAGCGTTGCACACGGTCAATCTGCTCCTGCAGATCTTGGCGGTACATCGACTACTCCTAACGAGGATGACGATGACGGCGAAGAGAACCCTGGCGCTAAAGCAGCAGCACCTATCTCCCAAGATGGCAGCGTAACCTCAACCGCTGGCAAGCCTGGTAAGGATCCTGCTCCTAGTGTTGGTGCAGACGTTGCATACGGAACTAAAATGGGTAGTCCAGTTACTTATCCTATCAAACCATCGTTTGAAGACCTCGACGTTTCCGCTGACGTTAATGCCCTAGTAGAGGGTACAGAACTCTCTGAAGAATTCGCTGAGAAAGCAAAGACCATCTTTGAAGGTGCAGTCAAAGCGAAAATCTCTGAAGAGTATGACAAGCTTGTAGAACACTTTGCTACTGAATTGGATAAGCAAGTAGAAGCCGCTAAGGCAGAACTATCCGAAGAAGTTAACGGCACTGTGAACTACGCTATCGGTCAATGGGTTGAGCAAAACCAAGTTGCTATTGACCGTGGCATCAAGAATGAGATCACTGAGGACTTCATTTCAGGTCTGAAAGGTCTCTTTGAAGAACACTATATCGCTATCCCCGACGAGAAGGTCGATGTGGTAGAAGGTATGGCTGAATCAATTCGTGAGATGGAAACACGCCTTGACGAACAGGTCAAAGCAAATGTGAAGTTACAAAATAAACTTAATGAGTCTGCCAAACTCAATATTCTGTCCACTGTGTCAGAAGGACTAGCAGATACTCAAAAAGAAAAACTCGCAGCACTCGCTGAGGGTCTAGAGTTCGTTTCCGAAGAATCATTCTCCAAGAAAGTTTCGACTATCAAGGAAGCATATTTCAAGGAAGCAGCTGCACCTCAAAGCGAGGTCGCTGATGAAACTCCAGTTGAAGGAGTTGACGCAGAGGTAACACCAGCAATGGCACAGTACCTAAGCGCACTCAATCGCTGGCAATCATAATTAATTTTTATCCCTATTTTTTCTACAGAGCAAACAAATGTTTAATTCCAAAGCTCTAACCGAAAAGTGGTCACCTGTTCTAAGTCACGAAGGTGCTGGCACCATCAAAGACAACTATAGAAAGGCTGTTACCGCTGTTCTGTTAGAAAACACAGAATCCCAACTACGCGAAGAGCGTGGTATGATCAACGAAGCATCCAACACTGTTGGTGCAATCGGTACTAACGCACTATCTGGTAGCGGTCTAGATACCAAAACTGGTGGACTTGCAGGTTTCGACCCTGTAATGATCAGCCTCATCCGTCGTGCAATGCCTAACTTGGTTGCATACGACATCTGTGGCGTTCAACCAATGAGTGGTCCTACTGGACTAATCTTTGCGATGAAGTCACAATATCAGCAGAACGGTGCAGCACTACGTGCTGGAAACGAGGCACTATACAACGAGCCTGACACCAACTTCTCTGGTAACACTCAAGGTCCTGCAGCATACAACGATCCTGTTTCTCCTCTTGGAGACGGTGGAGCAACTGATGCTAACCCAGGTCTACTTAACGACGCAACTGGTGGTGGTACAACTGCTGCTAACTACGAGCGTCAAGCTGGTAACATTGCAAGAGAAGACGCAGAAGCACTTGGATCGGGTTCGACCCTATTCAACGAAATGAGCTTCAGCATTGAGAAGACCTCTGTTACTGCAAAGACCAGAGCTCTCAAAGCAGAATACACTCTAGAACTTGCACAGGACTTGAAAGCAATTCATGGTCTTGATGCTGAGCAGGAACTTGCTAATCTTCTTTCTAGTGAGATCCTTGCTGAAATCAACCGCGAAGTAGTTCGTACCGTTTACACCGTTGCTAAGCAAGGTGCTCAGAACAACGTTGCTAACGCTGGCGTATTTGACCTTGACGTTGACTCCAACGGCAGATGGTCGGTTGAGAAATTCAAGGGACTTATGTTCCAAATCGAAAGAGATTGCAACGCTATCGCACAGCAAACTCGTAGAGGAAAGGGCAACTTCATCATCACTTCTGCTGATGTTGCTTCCGCCCTTGCTATGTCTGGTACTCTTGATTACTCCTCGGGTCTTCAAGGCGCTGGTGGACCTTCCATCGGTGAAGTAGATGACACTGGTAACCTCCTAGTTGGTACTATGAACGGACGCATTAAGGTCTTCGTTGATCCTTACTCTGCTAACGTTTCTAACACCCACTACTATGTTGCGGGTTACAAGGGTTCTTCCCCTTATGACAGTGGACTGTTCTACTGCCCATACGTTCCCCTCCAAATGCTCAGAAGCATTGACCCTAGCACCTTCCAGCCTAAGATTGGCTTCAAGACACGCTACGGTATGGTTGCTAACCCATTCGTCACACAGGCGAACGGTACACCTGATGCTGAGGCACTTACCCATAACCGCAACCAGTATTACAGACGTGTTCGTGTTGCGAACCTCGCCTGATACTTGTTACGATATCAACACAGGGACCCACAAGGGTCCCTTTTTTTGTGCTTAAATAGTAGTACCTATCTAATTTTTGTTATGCCAAGAGGTATTGTATCCAAAGTTGACATGACCCCTAGGGTAATAAAAATGAAAAACGAACTATATAATGGGGGTTACCATAACAAAAGTGGTGATTGGCATGATGGAGCTCACGAAATGCTTAACAAAATTCTAGACATGTTAAACGAATACACACAATGAATCTAAATCCTTCATTTGTATTACTACTTTGCTTGTCTCCGTTAGCGGTAGTTTTCGTTGTGATGAAACTTGCCTTGTGGTTAACAGAAACCGCATCCTTTCGTTCCGAAACTGAAAAACTAAAACGTATGCAACATGGACCTTATGAAATCTGGGACTACGAAGACGAAGAAACCGATGAAAAGTGGAAATAATCCTAGAGTGAAAGATGTTACACACTCTAAAAAAGATTGGGATGACTTTTGGTACAATGAGGATGCAAGAAATTAAACCCAGTCATTACATCACTGAAGAAAAGTGTCAGGAGATGATTGATGATGCTATACGTAGACACAATCGTAATGCTTCAATCATTAGTTTTTGGGTTGGTTGGGTTGTCCTTGCACTCTTCGCTGATGGATTACTTCGACTCATTGGAGTAATACCACCATTACTACCTTGGTTAAAAATTACTCTGTAGACCATGAGAATGGACATACTACAAAAAAGAATTTGGCAACTAAAAATATCTGAAACAATAGATGAAGCGATTAAGGAACACTATTCGCTTCAAGGATTGCCTGTACCAAATTGGAAGAGACCCAAGGTAGAGTGGTGGAGAGAATATCTTATTGATCTAGGACTAGATCCAAACAACCCATAAATACTAATAGCTTGGGAAGTTGACATGTCTGCTCAATGGTATAAAGAACAACCTACGAATAGGAATTTCTTAAACCCTATTGGTTTTATCCTTAAACTGGAAAAGTTTGAGGGTGTAGATTTCTTTTGCCAGACAGCAAACATCCCTGACATTACAATGCCAACTACGGAAGTTCCAACTCGATTTAGGAGTTTGCAAATTATTCCTGGTGGTGGAGTAACGTTCGGGGATTTTGTCGTGCGTTTTATTGTAGATGAAGATCTAGTAAATTACAATAGCATTCATAAGTGGATGCGTGATAACGGAAACGCTGACGAGATGCTAAGAGAAACAGCTGATGAAGATCAGTATACGGATGGTCAACTATCAATCCTTACTAGCGCATTCAATCCAGCATTCATTGTGGATTTTAAAAACCTATTTCCAGTAGCACTGACTAACTTGCAGTTTGATGCTACAATGACTGATGTGGAATACATCACTGCAGAGGTGGTATTTAAACACCAGCAGTTTTTCCTTTGTGATAAAAATAGCAAACGTTTATGAACTTTGAATCCCTTCGTAATAAATTTGAAAAATTAAGAGAGCAATGGGCGGAAGATTCTGCAGTTGACTTTCAATTCAAGAACAAACAGTATACCACAGATCTGGGACAACTCGCGTTAGACATCCC